GCTTGTAATGCACCAGTACCCTTTGGCTGTAAAACTAATGGAATGTCTGTATCTGAGCCTTGTGCTGAAAGAACAGGAGCAACAGTTGTAGCACCACCAACTGCTTGTAAATAATTAGCTGAACTTCTGCCAAACTGTGATGTGCTATTGCCAGTAAGCGTAATAAACGTACCAGCAGCAGGGGTTGTTGCTCCAATCGAAGTGTTATCTATTGATGTGGCTTTTAATGTTCCATTAACATCTAATTTTGTTGTGGGCGATGTTGTACCAATACCTAGATTACCGCTGGAATCTATTCTTGCTCTTTCAATGCTTCGTGTAAAAAATGCAATGGCATCAGAAACAGTAGCATTTGTTGCGCTTCTTGCGCCAATAACCATGCCACTTACAAAGCCAGAACTAGAACCTTGTGATATTTCAAGAGCTGTTGAATCTGACCATCCACCAATAAAACTTGTAATACTATTAGAATCTGTAGTTAATCTTGTTGCGCTAAGTTGAGAACTTACATTAAGAAATGAACCAGATGTAGGTAAAGTTCCACCAGCAATACCCAATCTAGAAGTTGAAGAATTTGTACCAATACCCAACCCTGTTGAGTTAAGTCTCATACTTTCAGTTAACGCAGTAGCACCAGCACTATTTTGCAAATAAAAAGAAAGCGCTCCTGAATAATCACTTGCGGTTGCAGAATCTTTAAATCCTTGAATACCAGCAAACCCATAATTAGATGTTGAGTTTCCTGTTTGTCCCTCAAATACAATTGATGGCCCTGTACCAACAGCCGCAGATGTAGTAGACCTTAATCGAAGTACGTTAGCTGATGCCGCATTGCTTGGCGCAGAACCATTTGCTGAATTAATAGTAAGAGTTGACTGGCCTGTAGCTATTCCACCACCAACAATTAATCTGTTATTAGTATTATCCCAAGTTAAATTAGAAGAATCTGTAAGATTTCCACCAGTACCAGCAAAAGTTACTCTGCCCGCAGTTAATGAAGTATCTGTAATATCTGTAAACGTACCAGCCGCAGGGGTTGTTGCTCCAACTGTTGTGTTGTTGATTGCACCGCCTGTGATGGCTACGTTGTTGGCATTCTGTGTTGCCATCGTGCCATAAGTGGCAATCGTGGCTTGTAGGGCAGCAATAGCGTTTAAAGTTGTCTGCGAATCACCACCTGATCCACTCTGAATCTTATGGATTGTCTGAGCAACATCAACAGGAACTACCTCGCCTACGTTGATTTCTCTGCCATCAGAAAGTGTAATGACTAGACTGCCATCAAAATCAATCTTGGCATCTTGGACGCTAATTCCGTCTTTTCCGTCTAGCCCATCTTTACCATCAAGACCAGGCTTTCCATCTCTTCCTTGAGCGCCATCACGACCACGGTCGCCTTGTTCACCTTTTGGGCCTTGGATGCCTTGTTCACCATCTTTTAGACTTAAAACCTTTGACTGAATGTCAGAATTGAGCGTATCAAAGCGTGATTCAAGGTCAGATTTGATCTTTTTCAAACCCTGAATGACCATCTCGGCACTCTTGCCGATAGATACTTGCTTTTGCTCTTCCAAATGCTTCATTGCGGCTTTTTGAAGCTCAACAACAGCAGTCATCTGCTCATCAGCAGACATTCCTTCAAGGTTTTTCAGCAGTTCCATTATTTCAATTCCGAAGTGATGCGATCAAGAAACGCCTTCTCCATCTTATCCGACATTTGCATCTCCACAATCTTGGATTTGTTCTTAATGTCAGCCTCTTTGAGCATCAACTCAGCAATCTTTACTCGTTTGTCAAACTCACCAGACTCATTACCAGTAGGTAAGTTCTTGGTCGTACTAGAAAGAGCCTTAACTTGCAGTTCTTGAGGCATTAACTGAGCCTCTGTCATCAACTTGGTTGCTTCAGCACGATTTTGCTCTGCTTGTGTCGTATTAACAGCAATCTGAGCCTGAGCCGCTTGCATAGCCAACTGAGCTTGAGCCTGTTGCATCTGTTGTGCTTGTGGATCAGGTTGACTCATCTTCTCTAAGGTGTCCATCAATTCATAGCGGTTAGACAATGAACTGTTATTGACGATTCCTTTAAGGATCAAAGGCAGAACAGGAGTATTTGGGCCAAGGGTCTGCAAGAGAGAGATAAACTGTTGTTGTTCATACTCACGAGCAATGATTCCAAGGGTAGCAGTAGGTACAAAGTTCATGTCCACAGCAGGATAACGCTCTGGGTCAAACTGCATATAGCGGAAGGCAGACTTCTTGATGAACGGAACTAAGAAGTCCTCTTGGAAGTTTGTCAATGTTCGCTTGTACTTCTTGATAATAGAAGCAACAGCCATAGACATACCGCCACCATCACGAGCGGCTTGAGACACCATTCCCTGTGAATCTAGCGTACCAGTAGCTTGAAGTAACATTCTTTCGAAAGCCTGTGCAGTAGATAGATTATTACCATCTGTTACACCGAACTTGAAAGGATACAGAATCTCTTGAGGAGAGCCGTTTGTCAGGATTGCCTTGCCTGGCTTTACTTCAAACTTAGCACCACGAGGCAAACGAGTTGCATCCATAGCAATCATGGGGCTTGTCGTGAGAGCCAATGAATCCAAGTGACTACGGATTTGAGCATCCATAGCCTTTTGCATATTGTAGGCTTTCTCTACAGTGCCACGACCCAATAGTCGATTAGGAACTGTGTCGTCCTGATAAGAGATGATAGGTCTGTCCTTCATCATGTAAGGACTTTCCTCTGCCTTCAATAAAAGACTCTCATTCCCGATAACAACAATAGCCTCTACCAAATCTGTGTAGACCTCGGCTGCGCTGTCTTCAGGGAATAACTCTTCTACTGGCTCATTAACCTTAGTCAAATACTCTCTAGGAACTAAACCATAGTAGGTCAACAGACGCACTTTTTGGTCTTTGAATTGGCTAGTCTCTTGAGTAGGTTCTAAGTCTTCATCAGCAGAATCAACACCAATATCTACCTTGCGATATAGACCTGACTCAATACCTTGAACGACCTTGTGGATAGAGACAAACTTCTCAATAGCCACACCCAAGCAGTCATCAATGGTTGTTCCATTGGGGTCAAACAAGAAGTTCTTTGGGTTAACAGGTACTAACTTAACAGAGATGCGGTCTTTTTCTAGAACACCGATAGCAGCTTGCCCGACTTGACCAGGGATTGCCTGAGTAGAAGGAACATACTCTTTCTCTGTTTTAACAATGATCTCACCGATGCCAGTACCATAAATCTCTGCCATCAACTCAATCTGGTCAATAGATTTGCGGACTTTGTCTTTTTTGAAGTCTTCCATCAATTGAGCTTTAATAATACTCACATCAATGTCATTTCCATTGACATCTTTGACATCATCGTCAATATCAAAGAAGTCACCCTGACCAAAGACAGCTTCCATGATCTCGGCATGGCGAGTTTCTACGGCTTGTTGAGTGCCAGGCGTGATGATTCTTGAACGCTCAGACTCTCTGGTCTTGTCTTCATCAGCCCATTGACCACGGAAAATGCGTTCGTATTCTTGCCAATCAGGAAGGAAGTTACTGTCTCGGTAATCTTTCCATCGATCACAATGGTCTACTACGAAGGAAACCAGTTCCTTGTCATTATCCGTTGGTTGTTCAAAATCCATCTTATATCCCCGCAATTACGTCCATCGGTTGCCAGTCGTCACCATCATCTTCTTCAAAATAAGATGTAACAGCCAACTGATCTATATAACTAAGCGCATCAGGTAAGTCATCATGAACTCCCTGTGCGGGAAACATTAGAAGTTGGTCAACAAAATCATCCCAATTCTCTTCCGAATTAAGCGTGATTCTGCCATGTTCAAACCTTCCTTGCAATGCCCAGATAATTCTATCCGCTTTTTTCCTGTTCCCATGCGTTAAATCAACGATATGGGCATAGATGTTACTCTTTCTCATTAAATCGCTCAAATAGGGCAAAACAGCGTTCTTTAAAGCTCCACGCTCAATCCCAATACTCATGGGTTTGTAGTCCCGAATAGCCATCAAGATGTTCACAGCAGTCGTTCTAATATCCCATCTTCCGTGAATAATCTTCTCAACAAACCACTTCCCATCCTCTGTGACGTAGACTACGCAGATTGCGGACTCATCTAGCCTTTTCTTAGCGTTACCAGCTTGTTTGGCAACTTCCTCAAATCCCGCTAGGTCAACAGCAATGAAGTAAGACCCATAGTTTGGTTTTTCCCCATATTTAATCCACTCTTCTTTAAAAACATCCGACCCCGCATTAGAGAAGGAAGCCATAAACTCTTGTTTAAAAGCAAAGGTACTCAGGGTCTTTTTAGCACTTTCTATCTCAGATGGGTCGATCAAAGGGTTATCAGCAGTGGTGAAGTGCCAACTCTTCCAATCAGGATCATCTCCGCTCTCTCCTAGTTTAAAGGTATCGTGAAACCAATTCCTACCCTTTGGAGTTCCAATAAACAAGGCTCTACCCTTCTTGTCTGACAGAGAAGCCCGTATAACCTGTTCCCAAGCCTCTGGTTTAATGTCTGCTACCTCGTCTAGTACAGCGTAAGTTAAAGACACTCCACGAAGAGTATCAGGTCTATCCGCACCCCTAACGTATATCCTAGCCCCGTTTATCAGGGTAATGTCTAGGTTATTTACGTGGGAGTTCTGTATAACATCTCTACCAAGGTCTAGCAATAAGTCCCAGATAATCTGCCTTGATTGCCCCATAGTAGGACTCACATAAAGCACAGCAGAGCCTTGTGGACACTTTAAACCCTCTATCAATAGGGTAACTGCCGCCATACGACTCTTACCGCATCTACGCCCAGCAGCCACTACCTTAAACCTAGTCGTATCTTTGAATACCTCTTGTTGCCAAGGAAGTAGACTAAAGTTTAAATCAGCCATATTTAGCCTCTACATCTTCTGCATCAGGGTTAGTGTCCACTACCATTGGTTCAACTCCAATTCCAGTAATCGATATGGTCACTGCACTTCTTTGAGACTTATCCTTCTCAAACAAAGAAACAGGTAGAGTCCTATCAAGACACATCTTTAAAGCCACCAATTGATGAGGATGGTCATCATTCAATGCTATCTCTATTACCTTCTGAGCAACATCCTTACCCCCACTACGTATCATCAGCTCTTTAAGCTCTTTCAGACGTTGATGGTCTGTCTTAGGTAGTACCAAGGGCGGATTGTCAGCAAACCTCTGTATGGTCATCTTGACGCTTCCCTTAGGTCTTCCTCTTCCACGTTTGAGTTGTGTTTCCATTTATCCTCCTTGGATTTCAGCTTTTTCTGAGGGGGTGGTGTACCACAAATATCTACCACCACAACCTACCCCCTCCCCCCCCTGTCTTTCCACCAACCCACCAAAATCTACCAATAAAGTTCTAAGATAGATGCGTTATGTTAAGTTGTTATGTTAAGTACAGAGGTGTTGGATGGAGCTTTCTCCCAGTACTTCTCTTTATGTTCATCATTGTCTTACCCTATCCTTTCCCTCTGTGCTTCCCTATACTATTCCTTATAGATTCACTCATTAAGGGCTGTCTCTTTATCCTCGGATGGGTTAGTTACGAACCCTATTCTATCCAATGGATCGTCTATTCTGTATCCTATTGAATGCAAGTGATGGTACAGGGCTAGTAGGTTCTCGAAACCATTGCTGATATTGCCTTGTCCAGCAGATAGTAAGATTTGCAGCTTAGGGTTGTCTAACTTTCTTCGGAACTGGACTGTGTCTGCTTTTGGGGGTCTAGCCATGCTTTCAACCTCTCCAGTAATTAAATTAAAATAATTCTATCATCTTAGGGTTTATCCCTATGTTTTTTCTTTTCTGCCTGGTCTATTATTCTTCTACCGACCTAGCGGAACTAGGGTCTTCTGGTGTTAACAATGAACTTCTTTAAATCTGATTTATTCAATAATTTGGCTGATATTGCTACTGTAATTGCCATTAGTTTGGCTCTTTGTGTAGGTCTTTTGGCTTACTTTGATGTTTTATATCAATAATTAAAAGTCAGAATCTGGTTTATTTTCCATATTTACAAGGTTCTGTATCGTGTTATTGAGCGCATCTATCTGATCCATCTTGCGTATCGACCACGCCCTCTTTTGACCGTGCCATCCAAGCACAGGATTCCTGTGACAGTCTACACATAAGGCTATACAGGTGTACTGAAGACCCTGTTTAAAGTGATGGGCTTCTGATGGCCCTGATGCCTCGCATACCGAACATGGAAGACTCTTAATCCTTGCCAGGTGCAATCTTTCTTTAGTGTTCAGCTTGTTGTTCATTGAGTGGCTTTTACTTCCATGCGGGCTGAGTACTGTTCCGTTCTCCAAACCTCGATTCTGGCTTGCGCTGCCGTCATCATCCATCTATACTTTTCCTCGATCTCTACGGCCTCTCTAATGCCTTCTAAAATACCTACATAGTCCTCGTGAGCATAAGCATAGGTTTCTTGTTTTCCGAGAACCTCAGTTCCCGCTTGGCTCATAAGCTGAGCTTTGCGTGATTTTCTGAATTCCTCTAAGTACATTCGAGTCGCCTTGGCCTTACTGTAGAGAGGTGCTGTATCAATCAGGAATTGTATGGCCTTGTGAGGGTTGTCACTCATGTTATCTCCACTACTAAGTTTCCATTTGACTTGATATAGTCTTTGGTTTTTTTAATATATTTCTCAAATTCTGACCTTGAAATGCTTGATTGTTGTAAATCAGCATATTCGATTAGCTCTCTTACCGCTTGAATTCCAATTCCACTTAATCCCATGCTCATGGTTTTTTGGTAGCGTTGTGCTGCCTCGTGGAGGGCATCCTGAGCCTTTTGACAAACAGGCATCACTTCATCTTTTCCGATATTGTGCCTAGCCATCGTTTCGGATAGGTTTAAAACGTCAACAAGGGTTCTCCAATCATGGATAGTCCCTTGTCCCTTAGTCATGGCTTCTAGTGCTGAGTATTCCATCATTCTGAGTTTGTCCAGTTTGTCTCTGTGGGTAATTGAAGCGCCTATGATTCCATGTTGGATTGGATCAATAAGCGCCCATACCTGACGTTTAACTTTTTTCCTCATACTGGTTCAAATTTGTAGTTCTGCTTGTGTTCGTGAAATCTCATTGCCGCCTCGATGTCCAGTTCAGCATAAGCCTCCTCGGACATACATCCCACAATGTCACGCCCTTCGAACCAAACTTCTTTTACTGATTCGTTATAAGTTGACTTGTCATCGTCTATTTCGTACTCATAGACTACTGTGACGATCTCACCAGCTTGACCGATTGTTGTATCAAATTCCCAAGTTTTTTCCATCATTCACTCCTGTTTAAAACTGTTAATTTACTCTTGTTTATCAATAAAACTATTAGGATTTACCCTTAGATCAAGTCTTCTCTAACCATAACTTCTACTGCACCGATTTCTGACCAAACCTTCGTAACGTGTAGGTTTACCACTTGTTTGTCATCCAAATAAACATAACCATTCATTGCATCCAAAAAGCACTTTGCACAATTATCAATGTCTGGCTTCTTTAATGGCTTGGTTATGCCCTCTAATGCGTCCTTGCGCTTCTGTTTGCTGAATGACTTGGGTATCTCCATTCTGATATAAATTGCGACTGTTACGGGCGTTTCTAGGGGCGGTGATGCGCCCATAGCACACTTAGCCATGTATCTGATTTCATCTTCATAAGTCTTTGTCTTCTCAGGGGTGTAAGCATGAGTAAATGCTCCCCTTCTGGCAAACCTTGGGCGACCTTTGCCTTGTGGTTCTCCATAAACTGTATACATCACAACAAAAGTCATTGTTTATTCCTTAGTTTGTTCATGCGGTCTCTCAAATCCAAAGTAGCGGACTCTCCTCTGATTCGTTCCAAGTCCAACAACACTCCCTGCCACCAAAGCAACGCTTTGCTTGAGCCAATAGTCGATTTCTTTTGTTTGTACCGCCTCGTCCACTCTTGGGCTTCGCAATTCTTGAAGTGTTCTAATTCGTTCGGAGTCATCTGTAGGCCAGTTAAAAGTCATTTAAAACCCTCCATGCAGTTGCTGCCACTCTTGGAATTTGTCCATTTCCAATGGCGCCAATCCGGTCCACATAGTCGGCCACCCCATAGTCTTTTCGCCAAATGACGGATGGACTGAAGTCGGGTCTGTTTCGCAAATCCTCAATCCCTCTGACATCTTTGCCCCACGGAAATGGCGTGAATTTAGGAATCTGTTTTTTGATGTTGCATTTGAGTCTGATTTGACTATGGTTGGAAGCGACAATCCAAATTCGGTCTCTTCTATGAACGGCCCCAACATCTGCGCCTCCCAACACTCCCCATTTCGCATCAAACCCCATTTTGGCCAAGTCTCCGAGAACTCGTCCAAGTCCCCTAGAAGTGAGCATTGGTGAGTTTTCCACGAACACGAATCTGGGTTGTACTTCGTGAATGATCCTCGCCATTTCTCCCCAGAGTCCTGACCTTTCTCCGTCAAGTCCTGCGCCCTTTCCTGCTGCACTAATGTCCTGACAGGGAAATCCTCCCGAGATGACATCGACTTTTCCTCTCCAAGGTTTTCCATCGAATGTACAAATGTCGTCCCAAATAGGGAATCTAGGTAAGAGTCCATCAGCTTGCCGTTGCAGTAAAACTCTGCGTGGGTAATCTTCGATTTCAACGGCTGCAACAGTTCTCCACCCGAGCAAATGTCCTCCAAGGATTCCCCCTCCAGCTCCCGCAAATAATGCCAACTCATTTAAATTTTCCTTGTTCATTCTTCTTCGACACCTGTCCAATGCTGTTCTTGCAATTCAATAATCTCTGGAAGTTGATCTTGAAGCATCTTGGTTTGATCTGGAGTCAATGCAATTGTGATTGTGTAGTTTTTGAAAACTAGATAACCAGCCGTTGAAACATAAAACTCAATGGGATTCGCTTTGCGAAACTTCATGTTTTACTCCTTAATTCAGCTAGTCTTGCTCGGATGTGTTCTGGCATTGGGGCGGCTTTTTTTCTGTCAGCCTCAATCTTGGCGAGAGCAGGATCAATCTGCACTTCTACTTTGATCCCGAATGATTCTGGTATATCAGCCCCATCCCATCTTTGTTGGTTTAAGTAGACCAAAGGTGCAGGAATAAAAGCGCCATCGTCTTTTCTCCAGGCATCTGTTGTTTTCATCCACTCAATGTGTTTGATGATCTGGTCTGCACAAGTCTCACAGTAAAACTTCTTCCACTTTACAAGACAGGCTGCTTTACCGCCTTTTCTTATAGATTTTGGCCATGTTGACCAGAATCTTTCAAAGTTATCCATGCTATTTCCTTTAGACATAGGTTCTCCAAGGGTGGATAGAGGGGTTTCTATCCGACCTTCTCCAAGCATTATGGTATTCATATATTGACTCCTATTGACTTAAATACAAAACGCCCCAAGTGCGCGTGACGAGTTAATTCGCTTATACATTTGGCCTTGTTCCACCGTTGTACCAAATGCTTTACCAGTCGCTTAACCAACGCTGGTCGGCAAACAGGGGGTGTTTCCTGATGTCGGTGTTTTCTTCCAAGCCATCCATGCAGATGCACTACTTTCGTGTGGAGTACGGAAGCTGAAGTAGAAATAAAAAAACCGCTTGCAACTGCCCTCTGGTGGTAGTCTTTCCTAAATGCACCCTTATTGGCACTTAGGGAAGACAGAGAGCATGTGCAAACGGCCTTAACATTGTTACCTACCACAGCAACAACTTTATTGTACACAAATTCAACGAGTGTCAAGAAGTTTTTTAATGTTTATTTCACGATTTAGGTGAATTTCCAACACCCTGGCAAGCAAAGCCGTGACTGTTGCAGAGAAATCCTCTGGTTCTGTTACGTAAGCGCCAGCCATTGTCTGAGCGTACTCAAGCAAGGTTTCGGCACAAGTTTGTTCAATTTGTTCGATGTTCATACGAGTAGCCTAGCATGATAAAAAAGATAAAAATAGTAGGGAAAACCCCTATTAAATAGTTGTAAAACCTGTGGCACATTATGGGTGTGGACAAGAAAACCACGTTTAACAGGAGTAAATATGCCGATTCTTAATGGAAAAAAGGTCATAGACCTAGAGATAGATGGAGTAGATAGCTCAGATTACCCAGACTTTTCTGATGCTTACTTTTCAGCAGGGTGCTATGAAGATGGAACACCTCTGACAGAAGATGAGTTGAACAAGCTCACCGATCTGGCTGGTGATGTTCTGTGGGAAATGGCCTACGATTCTTTACACTGATGAAAACACTATTCCAGACCTATGTGAGTGAGTTCTCAGATATTCAATACTGTGGACATTGCTTAACACAACAGAATACCAATTGTTGTGATTACAGTCACATTGTTGAGTTTAAAGATTTAACAGTCTTTCAGCAGCAACAAGTTATCAATCAAGAGTTAAATGAAAATCAAAGGAGTTAATCATGGGTGTACATAAAAAGCTAATGGATGCAAGGATTCTCTTGCAACAAGCACCACTAAAGAAGTCGGGCCACAACAAGTTTGCTGGCTACCAGTATTTTGAACTTGGTGACTTTCTGCCGACAATCAATTCAATCTTCTTCAAGGTTGGTTTGTGCGGTGTTGTATCGTTCGATAAAGAACTTGCAACCCTGACTATCACAGATACTGACGACAACTCAGAGATCAAACTGACAAGCCCTATGGCAGATGCCAATCTAAAGGGATGCCATCCTATCCAGAACCTTGGTGCGGTAGAGACGTATACCGGGCGTTATCTCTGGGTGTCAGCAATGGAAATCGTTGAACATGATGCACTCGACTCTTCTGCTCCCCTGAAGGAAGATAAGGTCATTATTAGCCCAACTCAGGGCGCACAAGACAACATTCCTATTGAGGAACTAAGGTATCTTGAAGAAGTGGCAATAGAACTGATTGCTATGTGTGAGCAAGGTGACTCCAAGGCAGCTTGGGTAAGGTTGGAGAAGGAGAACTTGGACGATCAACAAAAGGTTGCCCTGTGGACACTCCTGCCTAGTAAAGTGCGTTCATCATTAAAGAAAGCGAAGGAAATGTAATGGATAAGAAAGACAACAGCGGTGTACTTTTCCGCAATGACAAGAAAGAAACAGGAAATCACCCTGATTACAAAGGGAACATAACTGTAGGCGGTCAGGATTATTGGCTATCTGCTTGGATCAAAGAAGGTAAATCGGGAAAGTTTATGGGTTTAGCAGTATCTCCTAAAGAGGAATACAAAGCCAAGCCTTCTGAGCGTTCCAAGGCTACTAGCTTTGATGATGATGTGCCGTTTTGAGTTAATATAAACCCGAGAGGATAGCTGTGCAATGGATTTTCCTAGCTTGCGTACAAACAGTTTTCCTCTCACCTAACAGGAGTCAAGAATGAATGATATTTTTAACAACATGAAGCAATCAATGGATAGATTCTTTGGTACAGAACCATTTAAGTTGGTACGCAAAGAAGACCCTACAACGAGCCATCAAGCTGCCGTAGTAGTTGACACTACCAAGCTCGAAAAAATGGTCTATGAGGCCATTAAGAAGCATCCAGACGGATGTATCTCAGATGAAATCCTAGACAAGTTTCAAAAATACCCATATTCCTCAATAACAGCCCGATACAAGGCTTTGCTAGACAAGGACTTGATTGAAATTACGGGTGTCAGACGTGGCAAGTTTGGCAGAAATCAGAGGATTATGAAAGCAAAGTAATGTTAGAAAAACCACCATATTCAAAAATAAGTTATCCCTCTGTGCCAACAAAAGACTTTAAATGGTCTTCAGGATCAGATGTCCAAGCAATCTGGAAAAAGCATGGATGGACTCCACCAAGCGAAAAGATGACTCCACCACCGCCTGAGAAAGCTATTCAGCCTTTAAGGAGAGTCAGATGATGCCACCAATTGATTTAGGCGGTAATCCACCAGCCAACAGGTTCAAGTTTTGCGATAAATGTGAAACCATGAAACCACCAGAAGGAGGAATTGACATGGGTTCTAAGTGGAACTGTCAATCTTGTTGGACAAAGAGAATCACTTACAAGAATCTTAATACGAAAGGAAAGAAATGAGTTACGCAGCAATAGAGATAAAAATTATCCAATGGGCCGAGGCTCGCAAGATTATTCCTAATAGCACACCAGAAGTTCAGCTTCTAAAGGCAATATCAGAGATGGGAGAACTGGCAGATGCAACCATTAAAAATGACCAAGAAGCTATTGTGGATGCTGTTGGTGATGTCATGGTCTGCCTTATTAACTACTGCGCTTTACAGAACATCAATTTGGTAGACTGCATGGAGGTTGCTTATGACCAGATCAAGAATCGTAAGGGGACACTATTGCCCAATGGTGTGTTCAAAAAAGACAGTAGTTAAGTCTTTTTACAGACACATTCGTACTTTAGGATTTCATTGCAACAATACGTTGTCTAAGGAGAAATCATGAAATTTGAAATGGAAATTGGCTACATCGCAAATGAGAAAATTACAGTCGAAACGTGGGACTTTGACAAAATTCAAATCATCAGAGACTTTATTGCTTTTCAAGAGGAATACGGCTGGGCAGTTGAATATGAAGCAATTGAGCCACTTGATTTTGAAGATGAAGAAGACTCAGAAGAAGAAGAAGTCCCAGCCTTTGCTTTAGACGCTCACGAGCCTTTATAAGCTACTTTGCCAATAGGTAAAGCCCCAAGTTTGAAAACGAATAACCCGCATAGACAATCGCCATATGTGGGTTATCTTTCCAAAGCTGCTCACCAGCAATATAGGCATAGATTGCCCCTGTGAGAACAATTAACCAAGCACTCATACTGTTTTATTCTTTATTGTCTCTATGAGGACTAAAACGCAGATACATCAATCACTTCACCACGAAACTCTACATGGTCTTCACTAAATTTATGGACGAGTTCAGGCCATAAAAGCTGACCATTGAAGAAGTTTAACACCGCAAACCCACTTCTGTGGTTAGAAGGATTAAGTTCTGCATAAGTAAATTGTGGGCCATCTGGTTCAGCCAAAGTCCCCGTATCCACACCAAAACGATTCCCGTTATAATCAGAAAAAGGCGTTACTTTCAAAGAATGTAGATGCCCTGTGACGATGGACACACCCGCATTGACAGTGTTATTGTGGGCAGCGTGAACACCACCCTTGTATCTGTGCTTAACAATGCACTTAGAAGTAGGCCATACCGCCCAACAGAAGTCCCAATCTGGGATATGGTCTGTCAACTTAAAGCCCTGAACATCCTTAAACTGTGGTGCGTGTTGAGCTAACTTGTTGCCAAAGCGAATGTCATGATTACCCCATGTAAACACTAGCTTTACATTGTGTCTAGCTACTTTAGCTATTTCCTCAATCTCACCCAACGCACCTTGGGTAGCTTTAAGCTCTTGGATAACAGAAGTCTGTGGTTGGTCAGTTACATCGTGCCTCGATATAGACGCTCCATCAAACGCATCCCCGTTACATATCACCGCCTTGGGTTTGAACTCTTGGATAGCCCATAGAAGCCCTTTAAACGCTGTTGTGCGTTGACCAGGTATGAAGTGAGCATCTGAGAACACCAGAACAGTCCCATCTAGTATGCCAAGATCAATCTGTTTTAAAGGAGAAAACGATTGTTTCCTAGCATCGTACATAGCGCCTTTAAAATTAGAAGCGCTTAATTTGATGTTATGAAATTTCTCCATATTACGTCTTCTGGAATGGATATTTCTTATGTTGACACCAAGTATCTTTGCTAATTTTTCAGCAGACTGGTGCTTATGCCAAAGGGCAATAAACTCTTCATCGGAACACGTTTCACTATGATTGATTGCCGCCATTGGAATTCCTATAAAGTAAATTCTCTAACAG